TCTCTTTGAGCGTAGTAGTAACGAAATTTAAACGGACTCCCATCTGTTTGAGTAGAAATATGTTCAGTTTTAAACCACCAGTTTAGTAGCGATTTGCTAGTTTCTGTTGCTCCTTCATAGTTATTGTCTCGCCAACTTTTAACTGCCTTTCTAAGCTCTGCTACAAGTGGTGGTAGTAGTTTCTCATACCCTTGGGTTCTTAATGCCTCATCAGCAGGAAACCATCTATAATCTGGCTCTAATACTTCGTATGGAGATTTTGGAAATTTCGGATGAAGTGCCATATTTTAAATATTAACCTCAATTATTTTCATGGTGTCATTACCAAAAATATCTACAACTTTTACTGCGACCTTTCTCTTTCCTCGTGAACACTCATGAAAAACACTTTTTAATTCTAGTGTTCTATCTTTCTTAGTTCTAAATGATTGCCATTCATTTTCAAATATATAATCGCCTGTCCAAACTTCAACAACTTTTCCGTCTTCGTGAGTATGTCTTAATATTTCTTTTTTATCTTCAAAGTTAAAATCTACCGCCCAATAGTCAATCCAATCAGTCCATTTGTTGGTTAATACAGTTCTGTTTACGATTCCGTTTTTGTCCTTGGTTATTTTGATGATTTGCCCATTTTCTACAAGTATCTTTGAGCCCCCATTCTTTAATTCGGACTCTACATTAGCTATGGTGTCTTGATTGTAATAAACTGAAAAATCAGTTAATTCAACAGCCAGGGTATTACCTTTAATATAAGGCTTAACTTCAATAAAGGCTACATCATGGAATACTATCTGATTCTTATCTATTGCTCTTTTATCAAACACATCTCTTGGTATGTACTTAAGTCCTAGATCCACACCTTTATCTTTTGCCTCTTCTTGTATGTTTGGGAACAATCCCATTTCAAACTCGAAAGCTAACACATCTATTTTTGTCAACTTTTTATCAAGTGCTTCTGCTAATAATTCATGTATAAAATCTCTTCCCACAGGAAGGTCTATCGGTCCGACTGCAACGAGTCTATTGTTTTTCTTACCATCGAATCGTTCAAAACCAGAAACAGGCTCTGCTTTATAGGCATGGAGAATTAACTTAATAAAGTCTTTTTCTTTCTGTTCTAGTTGTTGTATTTTTTGGTCATCAGAAAGATTCTGATTAGTTCCGACATATAATTGTCGTTCGTACTTACCTAGGTTTAATATTTCAAAAGCTCTATATCCCTTACCCTGCTGTTTTAGTTCGCGTTGCACAGAAATCATACGTTTACGTGTAGCGTGAATAGAAAATTTTCCCAGATCCGAACCCAGCCACTTTCTATTAAGTTTTTCTGCAACAGCTAATGTTGTACCTGAACCGGCGAAAAAATCAGCAACAATATCACCTTCATTTGATGAGGCATTAATTATTCTTTCTAAAAGTTTCTCTGGTTTTTGAGTAGGATAATCAATTTTTTCTTTAGCTTGGGAATTAACTGGAAATACATCGTCCCATAGGTTTTGGACAGGCTTGCCTTTCCATTCATCTAGGAATTGTTTCCTCATCAACCTTTTTGACTTGTCACTTGGAAAATGTAACCTACCTTCCTTATCCATTTGTTCCATTCGAGTTCTTGATACCGCCCAACCTTTTTCTGGCGAAGCATACCCCTTATACTCATATTTTAAAGTTGGTCTGTTTGCCGGGTTACTTAAATCTCCTAACTTGTAAATTCTTCCGTCAGGTTCCTTATAAATATATCTTTCTTTTATATAGTCCTCTGTATCCTCCGTCGTATATTGTGAGTTAAAAGTGAATTCGTCAGTTTTGTTATAGTAAAATAAGAAATCAGTAGTAATTCCAAACTGGTTAGTTTTTTGAACAATCCCAGATCTCCTCTTCCAAACAATCATACTATTAAAACCAATTTCACCAAAAATCTCATCTAATACAAGTTTTAAGTAACTTCCAACTCTTACATCGCAATGTACATATATACTTCCGTTGTTTGCCAATAAATCCCTCATTATAGATAGCCGTTCGTAAATCATGGCAATAAAGCTATCAGCCCCTTTACCCCAAGTATCCCTATAAGCTAATTCTTCTAGTACTGAAGGTTGTTTAGTGAATTGTTCGTCACCTATCTCAATATTCATTGAGAAATCCGCACCTACATCAAATGGAGGATCTATATAAATAAGTTTTATACCTCCATTAGCCTCTATTTCTTCTCTGAGTGGCCCGTTCTTTAAGCTTGAAAGTATAAGCTTGTTATCGCCCCATATGAGTTTATTAGTCCAACCCTGAATTTGTCTTCCTCGCTGGTCAAAATCAAATAATGTTAGTTGTGCTTTAGTTTCAGCCGTGCTTTCGGCTCTTGGTTCGTCAACTTGTTCAATAGTCTGAAATGGAAGTACTACATTTGTAACATCGTTAGTTTTTCCATTCCATACAAGCTCCACTTCACGTTTATCTTCAAATAGTAAGAATCTATAAGAGTCAGGGAGAGGTTTTCCTTCTTGTAAGTACCTATTAATATCTCGAATTTGATGATCTGATAGTTGCATCTCAAAGGAATTATACCTCAATTCTATTATTATTAGAGCCTTTTTAGTTGCATTTCTGTTTTTTTGTACTACAATGCAAATATAACTCCATTGGTAGTAATACCTTGGAAAGTTGTTATTCTGCAAAGAAAACAGCGGGTAGATAGATACGTAGTTAGGTAGGTAACTCGTATTTGTTTGCCCGCTGTTTTTTTTATTCATCGGGCATATAAGGAGTTTTATATGGACGATAAATTAAAAGTGGCGTACGTTCCTGTTAGTAGTATTAAGTTTGCCGACTATAATCCAAGGAAATGGAGCCTAGAGAGTATCGAATCTCTCAAAAAGAGTCTTCAAGAAAATGGATTTGTAGATCCCGTTATCTTAAATGAGGCACCAAATCGTAAAGACATCCTCATTGGAGGTCATTTTCGAGTAAAAGTAGCGAAGGAGCTTGGCTACGAAGAAGTTCCTGCGGTTTACGTAAATATTCCAGATATAGAAAAAGAAAAGAGGTTAAACATTCAGCTAAATAAGGCTGTCGGTGAGTGGGATCTAAAATTACTAGCAGAGTTTGACCCTTCACTACTTACAGATATAGGTTTTTCTAGTGAAGAGCTTGACGATATCTTTGGTGTTGACGATGAACCAGAGCAGTTTGATCTTAATAAAGAGCTTGAGAAGTTAAATATTAAGAAAATAGAAATCCAAAAAGGCGATGTAATCCAATTAGGAGACTCGCGTCTCAAATGTGGTGATTCAACAGTTGAATCTGACGTTTTGGATCTAATGCGTGGTGAAAAAGCAGACATGTGTTTCACAGATCCTCCCTACATTTTGGATTATCTCAAAGGTAAAAAGAAGGCTGGGAAAGCAATTACAGGGTTTGGTGCTAAAAGAGACCGAAGATATCTCGAAACAGACGTGCTACCTGATAATTTCACAGAGCTGTGGATGGCTAATATCAACAAAATTCAAGATGAAAACTTTTCGATAATAGTTTACGAAAATTGGAAAAATCTACGCACCGTTTGGGAGGAAATGCTGAAATACTGGCGTGTAAAAAATATGATTGTTTGGCACTTACCAAACAGAACCCAAGGGTTTGCAGGAAAATACAGGTTCTTTTCCAAGCATGATATTGCTATGGTGGGAGCGTCACTTAACGCGGATATTCTATTTAACACGGAACCAGAAACGGATGGTCTTCAAGAAGAGTATGAAACCGCCCTGTATGCAATTTCAGGAAAACCTCAATGGGAAAGCTATAAGCATGGAAAGAAATACCAACCGACAGATTTTATTGAATACGTTGCGTCGGATGAAAAAAGTTCTGGGCAAGGCATAATATTTGGTACAAAACCCCTTGAAATTCTAATTCCCTACATAAAGGTGTTAACAAGGCGTGGCGGTTTAATAGTAGAACCGTTTGGTGGAAGTGGTTCAACTTTAATAGCGGCAACAAAGATGAAGCGTAGATGTTACTTAATGGAAAAATCTCCTGTGTACGCCGAGGTAATTAAAAACAGATGGGAAAAGTTAACAGGTTTAAAGGGGGTGAAAATCCAATGAGTAAAGTAATTCAAAAAAGACAATCCAAAGAAATGAAGTTGCTTATAGATAATCTAAGAAAGATACCAATTGTACAAGTCGCGTGTGAAAAAACAGGCGTTTCTAGAGCAACTTTTTACAGATGGCACAAGTCAAATTCAACGTTTGCAAAACTAGCTGACGAGTCAATTAATGAGTCCGTTGAGATCGTTAATGATATGGCAGAGGCTAAGCTAGTTTCGTCAATTCGTGATGGAAACATGACTGCAATTGTTTATTGGTTAAAACACAGGCATAAAGCTTATTCCAATCGAGTTGAAGTGCTTGGAACATTAAGTCACTTAGGTTGTGAAATAACCGACGAGTATAAGGAGTTAATTAACAAAGCTTTGCGGTTAGCACTTCCTGAAGAAAAGGAGGTTTCAGATGAATAAAAGCGAAATACAATTTATTGTAGATAAATGCGTTGAAGATGAGACTTTTCGTAGAGAGTTAGTAAAGACCAGTTTATTTTGGTTCATGTATATCTACTTTCCTGATTACCTTACTTTTCCGCTGGCAGAATTTCACAAAGAAATAATTAAGTTAGTAGAAGGAAATAGCCCCACAAATATAATTGTTGCTTTTAGAGGTTCTGGTAAATCTACAATCATTTCCTTGGCGTATGTAATTTGGTCAATGATTGGTACTAAGAATAAAAGATTTATCTTGTTAACTAGTAACACTGCAAGGCAGGCAGAATTGTTGATGTTTAACATCAAAAACGTATTAGAGTCACACTCTCTACTAAAAACCGATCTAGGACCATTTCAGGAGACTTCAGAGGAATGGAATATCGGTTCGCTAGTATTTAAGGACTACGATGCAAAAATCATGGCGATATCAGTAAATGAAAGTGTCCGAGGAATTAAGTACAAGAGTAAAAGACCTGACCTAATAATTTGTGATGATATCGAAACTCTAGAGTCTACAGGATCCTCGGATAATCGTGAGAAATTACTAACTTGGTTTGATCGCGACATAGTTCCAATTGGAGATGAGCATACAACTCTTGTTATGGTCGGAACAATAATGACCGATGGCTCCTTGATGCAAACTTTAAAATCCAGAATCGACGCAGGTCAACTAAATGGCGAGTTTAGGAAGTACCCAGTAATTGATGAAGAAGAAAACATACTTTGGAAAGATCGTTGGGAAAGCAAGGATGCTTTAGAAGCATATAAGAAAGACAAAGGTATAGTTCAGCGAGCTTGGGAAACTGAATTCTTACTTAATTCTTGGGTTGAAGAAGACCAAATCATCAAACCTGAGCATGTTAACTTTTACGATGACATTCCTTTTGGGCAGTATCCGAGCTATACATGCTTTATGGCAGTAGATTTAGCAATATCCAAAGAAGACACGGCAGATAAGACTGCAATTCTTCAAGGTTACATGTTTACAATCAAAGGTCAGAAGAAACTGTACCTACTTCCAAATTACGCTAATACAAGGTTAAATTTTCACGAAACAATCGAAGAAATAAAAAAACGTGCTAACCAAATGAAAGATGGAATAAGTACATACATAATAGTTGAGAATGTTGGGTACCAAGGTGCTGTTATTGAGACGCTAAAGCTTGAGGGGTACCACAACACAAAACCTTTTGATGTGCACACGCAAGATAAACAAGCTCGACTTGAAACTACATTACACCATCTTAGTTTAGGCAATGTGCTGTTTCCAAAAAATGGTTGCGAAGTATTAATTGACCAACTATATCGATTTGGACGCGAACGTTACGACGATTTAGCGGATGCGTTTTCCATGTTGGTAATAAAATCGTTTGAAGTTACGCAAACATTTAACTCTGTAATTATGGTTGATGTAATTAATTGTAAAAATGGTGTCAGTTACTCACATGGCGAGGATTGGGGAGACAGAGAAGATCGTAATATGCTTGGTCGCATAGGTAAGAACTGGACTAGAATCTGCGGGTAAATAAAGCAACCTAAGTGCTTAATCTCGTTGTATAATAGGCATAGAAAATTAAATCTCAGCGGCGAAACTGAAATCCTTGGTCGTAGGACCACGGTCATCTAACCCATAAAGGGGCTACCCTCTAGGGTTCGATGCTTCGCCGCTGAGACACTACAAGGGTAGTCCCTTTTTATGTCTTACAGTCCTAACATAAATATAATAGGTTGCGAAGCTTACAAACATCACGCTTACTCTTGCAATATTAGAAAATTAGCGGCATCAATCCAACCATGTTAAAGAGAATAGATCCTATAAAACTAAC